GTCTATTGTTAAAGCATTAACAACGGAAGCGTCTGTCTTCGTGATTAAGACATTCAACCCTTGTCCAGAAGCGTTATCACGTTGAGCTTGGAAACCTACATAACGCGCAGTGTTAGCCACGTTTGTTAGCTTAAGCAGTGTGTCTGCTGTGTTGATTGCAGATTCGGTGTATATGTGTGTCAGAGCTTGTGGGTCATCCGTGCCGATTCCAACCAAGCCGTTTGAGGAGATGCGCATGGCATTTGAGGTGCCATTTCGGAAGTTAATATAACCTCCAGACGCAGATGCTAGGTCAACATAATTTCCACCACTATGATTTACACCTTGAAGTGTTAGTGCGGCACCATTAGCGACTGATTCTGTACTACCGCCAAATATGCGGACACGACTGCTATCTGAGCCTGAGCGTATTATATTGTCAGTAGAACCTGAAAGTTGAAGGTTACCGCTAGAGTCGATACGCATGGCTTCAACAGTATTAGCACTAGAGCCGCCATCGCCACCTGTTCTAATGGCAAATTCACCATCAATGCTTCTTATTTGAGTAGAGCCAACGCTATCAATAAGCGGGATTACTACTGTGGTATCTGTTGATTGAAATGTAGCGACTGTGTTTGTACTTCCAGAATTGACAGTAAGCCCATCTATCGTGGCTGTGCCAGTTATGTCGATGCCTGTGTTCGTCGTGGCTAGTTTTTGAGCGTTGTTATAGAAAAAGGCTGAAGCGCCTGTAGGGTTAAATTCTGCCGCCGTATTGCTATCTGTAGCGTCTTTAATTCTTATATACGTTGACCCTAAAAGATTAAGACTTCCAACGCCTTGATCAGAAACGTAAGAACCGTTTTCAGGGTCATGATAAATCTGTAGGTCAGAGCCAGCACCGAAGATGGCCTTGGAAGAGTCCGCAAAGGTAATGTCATCGCCAGTACCTACAGCAATGTCTGTACCATCAGTAGTGTTGCCGTTAGTAAGAACTTCAGCCAACGAATCAGCACCAGCAACTTGACTATCTACATACGCTTTAATTGACTGTTGAGTAGCTAATGAAGTATCACTATCAGAAGTCATGTCGTCTTCATCAAGAATGTCAGTAACGCTTACTGCTCCTGTTCCAGACAAACTGTCAAATTCAACTTCTCCTGCTACATCAATACCGCTTTCATCAAGCGTCATAACAGTACTAAAAGTATTAACAAGGCTTCCTGCTACATCTGCTGGAGTTGTTTGAAAAACAAGACTACCACCAGCACCAGTACCTGTAGATGCTCCGCCTCGAACAGTAACGTCGTTACCATCAATGTTTACACCAGAAGCGTCATCAGTAGCTACTTGGCGATTATTAACAATTAAATCAGCAAGAAGAGTTGTTCCTGTTAAAGTTGTTCCAGTTAAAGTCGGAGACGTAAGTGTTTTGTTAGTAAGTGTCTGCGTATCAGTGAGAGTAGTTACTGTGTTGTCAATAGCAAAAGTAACTGCATTATCTACACCGGACGTGTCAATACCTGTACCACCAGTAAATGTTAAAGTCTCAGAGTCTAAGTCAATACTTAGAGGGCCGCCAGTGTCAGCTTCAAAGTCAAGGTCTTGTGCGGTAGTTTGAGAGTCAACGTACGCTTTTACGGACTGTTGTGTGGGAAGCATTGTTGCGCTGTCGGACGACATGTCATCTTCATCAACAAACGCAGTAACAGCAATGGTTCCATCAGAAAGAGTATCAAATGTAGTTGTGCCGGTCAGTGTCGGACCAGCGGTGTCAGCTTTGGTTGCAATAGCAGTTGCAATATTGTCAAACTCTGTACCAAATTCAGCGCCACGGATAATTTTTCCTGCGTCGCCTGTAGGTAACGAGTCCTTTGCTGCAAAGTCTGTAGTCTTAGTATAGTTGGACATCTGAGTTTCCTATCGCAGAAAAAAGAGGAATAAAGAAAGGGGCCATTGCTGACCCCCGTAGTTGACTTAGGCGTCGTAGACAGCCAAGATAAGTCCAGCTTCAGGACGATATACCTGAACACCGTAGAGGGTGTCAGCAGTGTACAGCGTCGAGAGGTACTCTTGCTTGTACTGAGTCTGTGAACGTACAGACATTTGCTCTGCGTGTACAAGGGCATCCTTTTGCATAAGGATACAACCACGTACATTAGCCTCAAGTGTTGGGCAGTTTGATGAAACGTATACATCTACGCCATACAAGTTACCAATGAGTCCAGTGTTAACAGTCTGTCCTGATACGAAATCAGAAGACGAGAACCGCTCAGTACCCATAATGGTGTTACGTACTGAAGGAGGAACAATAATGCAACGTCCGTCCATTGGTACATCAGCATCGTCTAGCTTTTGAATTGCTAATCGGAAACCAGAGTCAGTAAAGTCGTCAGTTGACGTAGTAGAACCTACAGCAAAAGTATCAAGACCTGAAGTCGCACCAAAAGAGTAACTGTTGCTGTTAACCCAGTCAGCACCAGAAGGAGCAGCAAGGTCAAGAGTACCATCACCAAAACCAGTAGCAGCGTTCATAAGGTCAGTGTCAACCTTAAGAGCCAACTGATAACCAGCGTCTTCAGTGTAGAACTGACGGAGGCTGTTAAGCGCCTGTACTTCTACAATGTCTTCGATGAAACGTGAGTACTCGAAGTGACGATCAATAGTAATCTGCAATTCACCTTCTACGTTTGCTTGGATGTTGACAGCAGTGTCAGCAACCTTAGCAGAAGCAGCACCACGGATAGGCTTAGGGATGTGAATTACATCACCCTTCTTGCCTGTCATTGGAAGCTTCTTAACCAGAGGAGCCATCTTAAGGTTCTTCTGATAGGCAGCAATTACTTCGTCACTCCAGATTTCTGGAATAAAAGTAGCAGCTGCTGTTTTGTTGACGATACTTCCACCGCCAACCGTACCGGGATAAGTTTGAGTAGCCATTGTAATCTCCTAGATTATTTTACTCGACCCTCCGCATAAGCTGCCATAATCTCATCGGCTAATGCTGTATAACGGTCTGGGTCTGTTCTCATAAGTTTAATAACGTCGGCCCTACGATATATTTTTTTTCTTGTTCCTTGATTACTGCCTCGTGCATTACCTGTACTAGCTGCTTTCAGTGTTTGCTTCCGTGCCTGTTTTTCAACATTGGCGGTCTGCTGTGTTACTGCTTTACGCTCTTTCCAGAGAGAAAACAGTTCGTCAGCAGAATCAGAATCATACTGTTGGTCAGCCGCTACAAATAGCTGAGTTCTAATCTTAGATGCCTTAATCCATTCTGCAAACTTAGGGTCTCCTAATATTGTCTGCATATCTGGATGTTTAGCTTGAAGCGTTGCAAGTGACGACTGCTTTTTGTACTCAACAGTGTACTGCTCTGCTTCTCTAATTTTAGGGTGGTTCTCAATTGCACGATTAACAGCACCTTGTGGATCAGTGAAGTAATCTATATCTTCTTCAGGCTCAACAGTTTGTTGAGGTGCTTGAGTGGGTGTTTGACTACTAATGTAATCATCGACCACTTTACGAAGTTCTCCTACCTCACCGGACTGACGACCTAAAAGCTTTTCAGCTTCTTGGTGCATCTGTACGACTTCTTCTAAAGATTTACCTTGGTACTTCTCTGGAATGGTAGACTGCTCTTGAGGTTGTTCAGCTTCTTCTACGTACTGAGTCTCATTTGCTTCTTCGTTTATATCGTCCGCGTTTTCCACTTCTGGTTGCGGGTCAACTAATGTTGCTCTTGACATTACTAATCTCCGTGATGATAATCATTATGGAGTTATTATTTATTACCTGCTTTTTCGTGTTCCCTAGTCCATTTAATAGAAGCTCCGGGGAATGAACCATCGGAGCCGTTTAGGTGGAAAGACGGGGCAGATACCATTTTTGTAGCGTTAGCGCCACAACCGCACCTACTGGTTGTAACACCATCTTTTACAAACTCTTCAAAGACATGTCCGTTAGTGCAACGGAAGTCGTATACTTTAAACATCTATAGGTTCTTTATCTTCAGCTTCTGCTTGATCGCGAGCAGCCTCGATAGTTCCTTGTAGGTTAATAACAGTAGCAAAAGCAGCGACTTGACCTTTGCGGAAATGTAAGTCTTCCAGATCTTTAACTGTTTGAATATCTGCTAACTGTTGTGCGTTGGTAGAAAGCTCGTTAACGAGTTGTTTGAAACCTTCATGATTAAACAATTCATTGTAATTGTTAAAGTATGTTTCAAGCTCGGGTGTCATAGTTTCCTCTAAAGTTACTGTATAGTATTATTATACCATAGTTTTTGTTAAATGTCAAGCTTTTTTTGTAGCCTTTCGTCTACGGCCTTAAATTTAGGACTACTTTTTGCCTTTGCCATTTTTTACTCTCTTAACAGCCGCTTTCTTTTTAGGAGGACGACCTACAACCTTTCCGTATGTTCCTTTACCTTGTGGCATTATTTAATCCTCACTTCTTTTCCATTTTGATAGTAACGAATCCCTTTACCTGTTCCTTTCATATTAATTGTTACGCCTTTTTTAGCTAAAGGAAGTTTTTTAGGCGTGGTTTTAGGTGCAGTTTTTTTATTACTTATTGCTTTATTAACCCCACCAACAACTCCACCAGCAACAACAGTACCGCCTACGCCTTTTAAAACACCTTTTTGCTCTGTAGCCTGAGAATTTCTATTTCTAGATTGAACAGGTTTTATTTTCTTTTGGCCGTCGTTAGCTTTGTACTTAATAGTACGGCTTGCGGGTTGAGAACCTCCGGGATCCTTTTTTCTTTTATCTAATTTTTGTAGTTGTTTCTTAAGCTCGTCTGTTGCTTTATTAACTTGTGAAGCAACTTTTTGAGCGGCTTTGCGTCCTGTTTTAGCATCTTTAACTGCTTTAGCTATTCTTGCCATATTACTTTCCTTACCATTTAGATTTATTAGCCCAATAAGCGGCTGACATCTTACCTTTTGAAATGTTCTTAGCATGTCTTGCCTTGAACGATTTACGTCTTGCTTTTTCTGTAGCAGTAGTAGGATTTTTACCTGCACCACTAACGCCTTGTTGTCCAAATCGTATAGTCTTAACCTTGTCGCCTTCTTTAGCAACAACTACATGAGATTTGGTCGGATGACTAGGCGTCCTCTTGGGCTTGTTGAACCCGCTTACCCCCGCCTGTTCTACGCTTGGGTGCTTCTTTGCCATTAGATAATTCCTCCACCTTGGTTTCCAGTTGGTTCAGCTGGTCCTCTAGGACTTTGAGGCGCTGGAACGTCCCTTTGAAGTGGTCGTTGACTTGGTCCAGCAGGGACTGCATTTCTTTTTGCGTTATTAACATTAGTCTTACCTTCTATTTGCTTTTCTTTGAGGAGAGTATTAGCCACTTTCATACGGCGTTCAAACTCTTTATCTTCAGCATCACCTTCACGAAGGTTTCGAGTGATAGCATTGATCTTATCTATTTCTAGTTCTTGCGGCACAGCTTGAGCTTCGGCGGCTAACTTAGCAGCTCGCGCTTGTGACTCTTGAGCCTGTGCAGATAGTGCCTGAGTCTGTGACTGCTGGAACTGCATCTGTAGTTGTTGTGCTTGTTGTTGCATTTGCTGTGCTTGAGGGTTAGGCTGAGAAGCTTGAGCAAGAGCTGCAACCAGTTCTTCACGGTTAGACAAGTTCATGTTGTCAACAACAGACTGTATCAGTGTATTGTACAACGGAGACTCTTTACCCATAGTCTGTAACAACTGTACTAACTGAGTAACTTCGTACTCTCTTGCAATAATACCCAAAGTACTACTAGCATTAAATTTATAATCAGCAACGGGGTAATTTTCGGGATCAAACTGCATGTAGCGATACGCTGCTTTCTTAACAAAAGGAATCAAGAAAGATTGTTGAAAGTTAATTAGTGTGCGTTTATGACGTTTAATAATAGCGCCAAGAGACATACTAATACCAGCGGCAGTACTCTCGCCGTTAACCTGACCTGCAATTCCTGCTGAGTCAACGGCTCCTGTTGCTTGCTGTACCATCTGCTGCAAGGCTCCGGCCTGAGCAAAAGTAATTTGATTAACTTGCCCAAAGTTGAAAGGCTGTAAAACTTCACGAGGGTCTCCGCTTGTTAAAATTATCTTGCCGGGTCTTACTTCTGGCTTAGAACCTCTAGGTAAGCGCGTAGCATCCATAGCCATCATTGGGTGGATTGTTAAGCTTAATGCATCAATCCTTGCACGTAACTCAGTGTCAAGGGCTTTCTGGCTGTTGTAGCCTTTTTCACATACACCACGACCCCAGAAGCGTCCGGGTACTACGTCCCAAGGAAACGCAACAACAGGACGGTCTTCCATCATATAAGGATTAGCTTCTGCTTTTAGTAACGTACCCCCGTTAGCAATCACTACAACGGCTTCTACGTACTTTGAATCAGACCCTTCCTCCTGTACTAGTTCTTCTACATCGTCGCTCATAGCGGAATCTAGAAGCTCTCGTGGCACTAAACCATAGTACTTAGTAAGACGTACTTTGTCGTCACTGTAAACAGTTAGGTCTTGGTCAGGTTCTAGGTCTGTATCAGGAGCGGCGTTACCAACATAAACATTCTTATATACTCCTTGTTCTTGTAGTAGTTCTACATGATGACTACTTACAAACTCATCAATAGCAACACCCATAGCGTCTTCTATAGACGTTGCTACAGGATCGATTAAGAAGTTTTGAGGCAGTACAGGTTTAAGTTTTACAACGACACGTTCAGTAATGTTAACACCGACGGCTTGTAGATCACCTCCCATAATAGGTTGAGTTGCAGGAACCATTTCCTTCATCTCTTCAATAACAATCTCACCAATGCCTGTACCAAACACTGCTGAGTTAATGAGACATTCTGCAACGGCTTTACGTACCATACAGTTTTCAAAGTCTTCCGTAAGTTTGTTACGTAGGAACTGTACGTCTTGTTTGTCAGTGTCACCGAAGTTATCACTAACGTCAAACCACTTACCACGTCCAAACGTCGCTTCTTCTAACTCAGCAACATTAGACTCAACTGCCTGTTGAAGTGCAGGAGAAATAATACGGGAACGCTCAGACCCACGCTCACTGTCAGCAGGATCCCATTGACCACGCCATAATCTATAATATTCTTCAAATTTCTGTTCATAATTGCTTTCGTAGTTATCCCTCCAATTTTCACACTTGTTTATAACCCAATCTTCTAGAGACTCTTGGATCATCAATGGATCTTGTTCATATATTTCAGTCATATCAGTATCCTGCTACAATATCTAAAATTTCAGGCTCATCGAAATCTATATCCCCTATACCATAAGGAACATTAGCTAATTGATCTATGTACGCAAGAGAGTCAACTAAATCGTCATGCGTCAATGGATCAGGAAACTGAAACAGTTGGTCAAGAAATCTACTGTTCCATTCGCCTTTGTTTAAGGTAATGGTGTTGTTTTCAAACCTACCCTGTAACGCCCACATTACCCTGTCTGTTTTCTTCTTGTTACCGTGCGTTAGTTCTTCAATTCTAAAAAACTGTGCGTATTTCTTTTGTAAGTTAAGCAAGGGAGACATAACTGCCTGTTTTGCAATTCCCCTTTCGATGCCAACAGAAATAGGGCTGTAATCACGCACAGCTTGGAATATCTTGACGGCTGTTTCATCTAATGTCCAACGCCCATATATAATGTTCTCTACGAACCAATCCCCGTCGTCTCCTACTTTAACTACAGACATAGCAGTCTCATCAAGTTTGGCATTCTTTGTACGTTTCTTACCTACTTCTTCAAAACCCGCCAAGTCGATTGCAATGTAGTAGTCACCCTCGTCAGGCTCTTCTCCAAAACTAACCCAGTCTTCTTTAAACATCTCCGAACCACGGGCTTCAAACGACGCCATAAACTCTTGACGAAACGCATAAGAAGACATAGACCTTTTAGCAATATCGATTTCATCCGGATCAAGAATAGGATTATCGTAAGAAGTAAAGTGCCAAGCTTTGTAAGTCGGATCATCATCTAGCTCCGCATATTTGTACAAGTCATAAAAATGGTTACGACCCATCGGTGTACCAATGAACATCGCACAGCCTTTTTGGTCAGCCAACGCAGGTCTTAAGATCTGCTCAAATACGTCAGGTTTCATGTCTGCGTACTCGTCCAGCACTAGGAACTTTAACGACACCCCACGCATTGTCTCTGGTCTATCAGCCCCTTTGAGGCTAATGGTTGCTCCATTGACCAGCTTGATTTGTAAATTATTGATGTGGCTACCAGAGATAACAGGATTGCCAAGCTCAAGGAGAGTCTGCCACATGATGTCTCGTGCTTGTCCTTGGGTCGGCGCAACATAAAATACATGTCCTTTATCTGCTTGCAATGCATTAACAATTAACATCCATGCAGCTAGTCTGGACTTACCCGTACGTCTTCCTGCTGCAACTATTTTAAATCGTGTATCGTCTGCCCAAACGTCTTGTTGCCAAGGCAGTAGTTCTATATTAAGGTCTGTCAAAAGTTTAACCTTGGTGTTGTAGGTATTAAATCAAACGAAATGATACTGACAAACGTAGACCCTGCTTCTGGCGTAAGTGTAATGGTGTCCCCTTCTTTTGCTACCAAGAATTCACCGTGCTGACCGCCAAACTCTAGAAACTCGTCGGCGCTTACGTTTTTACCTGCTATAAAATCTATATCAACACCGCCGTGAACCCACTTAGCACTAATGTTTTTGTTAGAGCCTGTGTTAGATATAAACAAGTAGGTTACAATAGCGTCATACCCAGAAGGAACCGCTAAGATATGATTAGCAGAACCTGCTGTTAGTGCGTCACCGTGTGAAAACTTCATATTAATAAACCCACATAACAGGAGTAGTACCACGGGTGTCAACATGGACAAAGTCAGAAGCAATACCTATTCCTGTAAAGCCTAGCTCAATAGCCTTTGTTACTATCTTAAGGCGAAACACGGCGTTTGTTATTTTTATATCCGCCGCGATTCCCTGAGCGTGAGTGCCGGGTACTTCTTTCTTAGCCTCTATTGGATGCTCAGTTGGGTCTCTGTACCCACTGGTGATAGTGAAAGGAAACCCGCACGCGTCTCTTAACTCGTCCATCTTCTCTAGGAAGTCTTTCTCCATGTTGTTATGCCCAGTAACCTGACAATTAAACTCTGAAGGGTCAAAATGCTTAAGATTCATCTACTACTTCTCCTTCAATGATTGTAGGTTGCTCAACATCAACCGCACCAACACCGCTAATGTTAATCTGAATGGCGTTACGCCCACCATCTTTAACAATATCCTTCTCAAAAGCCGCAACAGGCAGTATTCTGTCCATAACAAGCTTCCACGCTGCCGCTTGATTCTTATGATCATGGTCTAATGCAGCGTCAAAGATAGTATCAAGCACCTTTCTGGACTTCGGTGAAGCTAACATCCTTGCTTTATATTCGTTGATTACGGCAGCGTCACCCTTTGGGCGACCAACAGCGTTGCGACTTCCTTTTTTAACAGAAGAAACATCGTCTTTACGCGGTCTTCCACGTTTCCGTTTAACAGGAACAGTCATATAACCCTCTTTAAAGACTCTTTAAAGATGCTTGTATGCCTTATAAGTTAAACATTTAATATATATCATATAATATTTATCTTATACAACGCGGTAAAGAATCTTTAAAGACACAATATACTATTATTGTACCATACTTTTAGGCAAATGTCAAGCACTATTTTAAAGTAAGTTAACATTGTCCTTTAAACTGTACCAGCACGGTCCAGATTCTGCACTGCTTAAACCCTTTTGTTATATAGGTTTCTTGTTAGATAACTAGGGGTTATATTAAGGTTCAATTTCACTCTTTTTTGTATCTGAGAGGGATCTAACAACTTAGTCATCACTACAGTTCCTCCCCCGCCCCAGAAAACAACGTCGAAACGGTCGAGTCAGTACCAAAACAGAACCTACTCAGTACCAAAACAGAACTAACTAGGTGAGGTGTGAGTGTCTAGGTAGGACCCTACAGAGCGTGAATGTAAACCCAAGTAACATCATTGGTCTGCATAATTCAGCATATGAATCTGCATCGTGTTACCCATAACCTGCATGAATGTGTTACCTCAGTGTTACCGGTAACAGTAGCATTACCTGAAAGGTGTTACCGAGTGTTACATTGCACCAAATTAGTGCATGTTTTAGGTGACAGTTGAGAGGATGATCCTTGTAAGCTATTGATTTATAAGGGTTTTTCATCGGCGGCACGGATACTGCAACATATTGGGCATGGGCACTGCCTGCCCGTAATTCTGGTAACATGTTACCGCAACGCCTAGGAGGCACGAAAATGACACTACCTACCACACGACAGATAACCGATTCAGCTATGGCTTATGGCCGACTCGCTGGCCACGTTCGAGCATTCCTGCCAGTCATCAACATCGACGCACACGGGAATGTTTCAGGCCTTGATGTAATGAAGGATGCTATCGAGATAATCGCTCAAAAGCGATCCACAAAGGAACTACGCGCACATGATGACGCGGACGGCGGAAAAGCTAAATCAGCGCTGAAGGTCCTACGCGTTACACTCAGACGTGAGACCAAAAAGGATATTGAGAAGGGCGGTTTGGGTCTTGATATCACGTTTAACATCAAAGACGGTATTTGCAATTTTTACATCCACGAGGCAGAAGAGTCAGAAGAATCAGAAGCCCGCGACATTCTCACCACACTGGCGCAAAAGCTGGACGCTTCAGAAGTACCGGACAGTATCCTTGAGATGATCGCTGAGGAAATGCGTAAGCTTTCAGTCTAAACCCGCTCAACCCGTAGAACCTTGCACCCTTTCGGGGGTGCGCTTTTCCGTCCACGGTATAGAACCGTGCCGATGAGTCCTGTGCGGACGAAACGGAAACCTAAACTGGTAACATGTTACCGATTTTTAAAAGGGTGTTTTTATGTCATACGATGAAAAAGTGCAAATATTTTGGTTGACGGCTTGGGTCGTCGTTATTTTTGGTAACGCGCTTGTATTCACACCATAGGGGGACGACGATGTTTGAACAATGGCAACCTTGGTGGGACGTTGTCCTGCTCTTATCAGTCACCGGTGTGTTCTCATTGGTGTACGCTTTAATTAACGACGAGGAATAAACGATGGACATACAAAGTAAATGTAACTGCGGCGCGACTGCTGATATCACCGTAGATCGGGACGACTTCAACCGCTGGAAAAACGACGGCGTTCTTATACAGGACGCTTTTCCGTACCTTAATGCGGACGACCGCGAACTAATTATGTCAACACGACACTTTGGTTTTTGGAAATGTCCGACATGTTGGGACAAAATGTTTGAGGAGGAGTTAGATGACTGATATTAGACTAAAAGACGTGTTTGACGTGGAGCAAATGACGACGGAGCAGTTGTTAAGTTTGCAAACGATGTCCGTTCTATGCGAAAAGTACAGCAGACACTTACTCAACGGGACCGAAAAAGAGTGGCGCATAAAAGCTCTTGATGGTGCTGCTTGGTCTTATTATAACTTTTGGTGCGTTGTTACCGACGAGATACAAAAGAGATACGCAGAGGAGGAGGAATAAACAATGGACATACATTGCAGACATTGCGGCGAACCGTGGGATCACGACGAACTGCACGAAATGGAAGGCTGGACAGGCGACGACATAACTTATAAGCAGGCCGTCCAGCGATTTAAAGAGCTAGGCTGTAACGCATTCAAGCCGAATACTGGGCGTTTACGCGAACGAGCTGGACTGACGCCGAAGCCTAAGCACTGTACGCTATCACCAATATACGACCGCGACATGATGTTCAATATTGCGATGGTGCAAGACATGTCAGACTACCCCGACGAGTGGGAAAGCCCCGAAGACATAGAGTTTATGTTGGAAATGGCGACGGAAATGTTTAAGGACTGAGCTGGTAACATGTTACCGATGTTTTGTACCGAAAATAAATCTGTAAATGGTGTTGACTTATCAAATGTCAATGCCTAATCTATAAAAAAGCGAGGAAAAACGATGAAAATCACGACAGCACGTAATTGGTACGGCGAAGGTAGCGGTATCGTTATCAAAACCGACGACTATCTGATCGACATGTACTTTTCAACACGGTTTAAAGTGGGTGTGCACTACACGCCGCGATACTTTTACGAGGACAGTAGCGGTCAGTCGTTCATCCTAGAGCTGGGCTGGCTACGTTGTGAAATCACAGAAGATCACGTTAACTATTGGGAGCATATGTAATGAAACTACTTGACACGAGCAAAACACTGGGCAACACCAAGGCTCGCAAGACTAACCGCGACGACTCTATACGCATGGCAACGCTGACGATGCACCCTGACAATGTGGTGTGCGCTGGTGCCAAAGCCGCAGGCTGTATGGTTGACTGCCTCAAAGACTCTGGGCTGGGTGCTGTGTATCCGTCGATCAACAAGGCACGACAGGCTCGCACTGATTACTGGCACGACGATCAGGAAGCGTTTTTGATACAGCTCAATCACGAGCTACGAAACTTCGCCAAGCTATGCGCCAAGCAAGGTGTGCAGGGTGTTGTACGTCTCAACGTCATGAGCGACATCAGTTGGGAAGAACACATGATCCCGCAGTCGTTTCCTGATTTGCAGTTCTATGACTATACGAAGAAGGCTCGACGTTTCCACGGACAGCGACAGCCTGACAATTACCGACTGATGTTCAGTTACAGCGGAGTCAAGCACTATCAGCATCAGGTGCAGAGCTTCCTCAAATCCTACAGCGACGCACCAATGGCTGTCGTGTTCAGGAACAAGAATTTCCCATCGACGTTTATGGGAAGACCTGTGATCAACGGCGACGACTCAGACTGGGTCAACGTCAACAATCGCGGGGTAGTAGTAGGGCTGGTTGCTAAAGGACCAGCGAAGACCAACACCAACGGCTTTGTCGTTGATAACAATGTAATACCAACACTTAACTTTTAATTGGTAACATGTTACCAGAGGAGATTTACCATGTCACATTTCAAAGTACAGTCTAAGAAAGCACCTTCACCTACAAACTATCGTGGACGCGGCAGTCAATGGCGTGACCTGTTTGAGTCTATGAAGCCGGGCCAATGGTTTACGTTATCTGAGGATGATAGAGGAAGAGCAAACGCGGCGGCGGTAAAACATCTTAGGGGTCGTTATACCCTTTACAGAATCGACGATAATACGTACTGCTTTATCAAGCTACGTTAAACTTGTATCCAGTAATGAAGGAGAAACAACAATGCATTTTACAGAGAAAAGAGTACAGGAGTACTTTGTTGAATTAGTGTTACGTGACTCAGACAAGAGCATCACTGTATGTGGTGAAGGTGAGTACGCTGACGTTGAGAAGTCTCGTGAGTACTTCACGGTGTTAGACAACATGGGTGAGTGTGACTTCGATGACGTGGGTGTGTGGAGTGACGAGCGTGACGATTACGTGGCGTGGTTCCAGTTTGTGTACGGTAACGTCACTAGCACCAGCGAAGCCATTGAAGTAATCGGTGACTATTCAGCGAATGAGTATGCTGATAAAATTATCAATCGACTAGAGGAGATGACACAATGAGTGATTATTTATTAACTGACCGCGACGGTATTGATACTATTCGCAGAAAGATCAACGGGTTGAGAGCTGACATTGGTTACGATATTACCAACAGTCCTCACAATACTGAGTTCGAGGAGCTGGAAGTATTGCTCAGTGATGCAACAGCAAAGCTGGATGATATATCTGACAAGTTGAAGCATCACGTCTACGCATACGACGTAACTGTAACTGTTACAAAGCGTGTGTATGTACTGTCAGCAGACGAGTGCGATGCAGAGCAAGCTGCGATGGACTACGCTGTGAGTGAGCTAGACTGTCCGATAGACTGGACTGAGGATGACGTGGCTATTGAACGTCATGAAGATGAAGAGACCACTAAGGTCTTTGATGTGGAGGTGTAACATGGACAGTGACAGACTAGATGCGCTTGCTGATGTTATCGACATGATCGAGGACGCACTTGGCAAGCTGAACAAGATGGATATGAACCTTGGTTTAACGGAGGCTCAACACTACACGCAGAAGGTTCTTCGACAGGAGTATGAAGACCTCTGCGTTGATTACAACAACATCGAAAGGGAGTACATTAACTATGAGTACTGATACGTGGTACGTGGTACAGAAATTCAACCGTAACACATGGGATTGGGAAGAGCGTGAAAGCGACGGCTCCTCTTACAATTCAACACTCAGCAACGCGAAATACTTTTGCGATAGCCATGTCAAAGACGGCGAAGAAGTCCGTGTTATTAAGGAGGAAGTAGTTTATGAACCCTGCAAATAAGGGCTTGACAGGCGCTTAGATACAAGATAAAATCAAATCTTTAAAGTCAACAGTAATGTTAAATTTATTAAGGAAATATTGTAATGACTATCTGTAAAGACGACATCATCAATGAGCTTGTTGAGTACGACTTAGATCACTTGACTGTTACTGAGATGCTGAGTATGGTGGGTACTTTCTTAGCCGCAGGTTACGGCGAACTAGAAGATGAAGCCCTTCGAGAAAGGTACGCAGACTTAGGAGCCAGCCATGCCATTCACTAACACACACCAGCCTTGCCCTGACTGTAACAGCAGTGACGGGTTAGCGTACAACGACGACGGCTCAAGTAAGTGTTTTGTCTGTGACGCATACACCCCATCCGACAAGGTAGATAACGTCAGAGAGCTAGGAACTATCAGCGATAAGCCTAAGCCATCATTCACTCAGACTGAACACCGTTTAATCACAGCGGAGTACCGTACTATCACCGACCGTTTAATCACAGGAACGACGGCGAAGAAGTACGCAGCTCTGAAGCAGGGAGACATCACAACCTTTGGTTACTATGACCCGTCAGATCCTACTAAACCAGTGGCGGCGAAGGTTCGTAACCCTGACAAACGATTCAGTATCGTTGGTGATTGGAAGAAAGCAGGTTTGTATGGACAGCACTTATTCTCTGAGGGTGGCAAGTATGTGACTCTTGTTGAGGGTGAGTATGATGCCTTGGCCGCACACCAGATGACAGGATCAAAGTTTCCAGTAGTGTCCGTTCGCAACGGTGCGACTTCGGCGGCAAAGGACTGTCGCCTTTTTTATGATTGGCTGAACAGCTTCGAGAACATTGTTATATGCTTCGATGCTGATGAGCCGGGACAGAAGGCATCAAAGGAATGTGCCGATCTGTTCGGTAACAAAGCAAGGATTGTTAAGCACGTCAACGGCTACAAGGACGCGTGTGATTATCTTGTTAACAATCAAGCGGAAGCGTACACCAAAGTATTCTGGTCCGCGCAACCGTACACACCCGAAGGTATCGTCGGTGCAGGTGAACTACGTGATCTAATCAAGAAGCCACTCACCAAGGCCAAGGTACAGTATCCGTTCGAGGGTTTGAACAAACACCTGTATGGTATACGCACAGCAGAGCTGGTTACTATTTGTGCAGGCTCAGGACTGGGTAAGTCTACTCTCCTGCGTGAGGTGGTGTCGTCCATCATGGCACAGTCAGAAGACAACCTTGGCTTGATGTTTCTTGAGGAGACACCTGAGCGTACCATGCGTGGACTGGTAGGTCTTGAGATGAACAAACCGATACACCTGCCAGACTGTGAGTACGACGACCAAGACATTGACCTTGTGTACGATACGATGGACTATGAGAACCGTGTCTATCTGTGGGAACACTTCGGCAGTAACGAGATTGAAAATGTACTGGGCCGTATGAGATACTTCGTCAAAGTCTTAGGCGTACGTTATATCGTACTGGATCACGTCTCTATCCTTGTCTCTGACCAGAGCAACGGGGATGAACGACGTGCACTTGACATGATCATGACAAAACTGCGAACATTCGTACAGGAGATGAACATCTGTATGTTCCTTGTCAGCCATCTACGCAGACCAGAGGGCAAGCAGTTGGAGGACGGTGCAGTAACTAGTCTAGGCATGTTACGTGGCTCTGCCTCGATTGCACAGCTGTCTGATGCGGTCATTGGTGCAGAGCGTAACAGTCAGGCTGATGATCCTATCGTCAAGAACACGACCGTGTTACGTGTGTTGAAGAACCGATACACTGGTAAGACAGGCAAGGCGTGTGAGGTGTTCTACAACGAGGCAACAGGACGGTTGACACAACGAGATGAACGTGAGGAGAAACCTTTGTGAGATGTATGGCGTGTGACGTAGAACTAACAGACTACGAAGCAACAAGACGGTTTGCAGGTAGTCAAGAGTTTGTTGACTTGTGTAACCGTTGCGCTGCTGTTAGTCTAGACGATAGCGATGTGGTTGATCGTGCTGATCTACGTACACTCGCAGACCTAGAGGAGATGGTATACCGTGAGCAAGATTGGGAGCTGGATATTAGAACAGGAACTGTTGATGGAGACGTATCAGAAGTTTAACCACGACAGTGAACGTAACGAACTGAATGAGACTTACCATGAATACCTGTTACTTGGATATAGAAACTACTACGGATCACTCAACGATCTGGTGTGCAGTTACGAAGGTGAAGAACGATATACAGGTGCATACAACACCAGACTCATTGAGGAGTGTCTTGAATGAAGCTGACAAAATTGTTGGACACAACCTCATCGGGTTTGATTGTCGTGTTCTCGATAGTGTTTGGGACATACATATTGCTAGGTCTTCTGTTGTGGACACTCTCTACTTGTCCAGACTCTACAACCCCAGTCAAGACGGAGGGC